TGGAGGGGGGTTGCTCCCTTTGAACTTGGGACGAGGAAATGCCTTGCACGCAACGCAAGTGCAGTCTTGTCCCCTCCCTCGCCCACGATAGATATGAAACGAGGTTCGGTGTAGTTGTCGATAATAAGGTCCGCTATCTTCCTCGCACATCTTTCTAAGGTGTCCTCTAGGTTGGCTTGGGCCGCGCGGATACGAACGAAGGCGGCGTCTTGGATGGTGTTCATGGTGCCCTGGGCGGCACGTTGCTGGGGTGGGGTGGAACCCTTAGCGACGGCCGACATGCCGGTGATGTCCTCGATAGCGGCAGCCCACAGGTTGACAAGGTTGAGAGTGTTCTGGGACATGTCCGGGGGGCGCAACCAGTCCGGTTTCATCCCGGCGTTAGCGGCCGTACCGTTCACAGTGAGACGCGCGCCAGGCCGGTTGGTGATCGTCGTTCTCGCGATACCGGAGTTGGTGGGTTCGATGAAGACAGGGTTGCCGGTCAGCTCCGCGTTGTTTTGAAGAGCTGTTAGGAGACGATTGATGTAGATCTGGGGTTGGGAGAGATGATCTACTAGAGAGATCCCCCAGAACTCCCCGATGTCATCGAAGCGGAAGTCTTCGTAAGGGTGGGAGGCGTAGGACCAGAGATCTTCAGCGTACTCGTCCATGAGGATGACGTTGCGGGCGACGACGATAACCCGCCATCTGTCTTCCACTCTCCGCTCAGCCATCTTCGGGTCATCGTCGGTGAGATAGGAAGAGTTCTCCCGCAACCAGAACTCGAACACCTCGATGTCCTCTTCTAAGGGGGCTTCAGGAGGGTTAGCTAGCCCCCCGTATCTCCCATTCCCACCAGGGAGAGCGCCAGGGTTGGTTTTGACGGACTGGGGGGAACCGGAGTCGGTGAAGTTGGGCCGCTCATCCACGCTCTCACTACCGCTGCTAGCCATTACCGCCGCGATACCGTCCGGCCACCGCCGTTCGATCTCGTCCGGAGACATCTTTCTTGCTTCTACGAAATAGTTACAGTCCGCGATACAGGTACCAGCCGGGTCGGGGAAGAAGGAGAAGTAGTCAACGCGTTTGATCATCGCGTCACCCTGACCCCCGGATAGCCCGTTATCCCACACCGCTTTCAGGATCCCGGTACCTGACATGGTGGCATCCCAGAGAGCTAGTTTGATTTCTCTCCGGTAACCCAAAGTTTGCCAGATAGAGTCGATAGTGTTGCCGAGATGGGTGGCGATGGTGGAGTAGAACTTGTAGAAGTTGGAATCAGGGTCCGCTACCGGGGTGCAATCGATAAGGATGTGGTTGTCGGTCATCCACGCGATAAGGGCGGATAAGGCTGGGTAGACCTTGGAGAGGCGGGGGGCAGGCTGCCAAGAGTTCGGCTGGGGGACACCGAGCTTGTTGTTGACGAGGCGATAGGAGCGAATCCACTGGTCGCGGTAGTTGCGACGTTCGTCGCGGGCTTGGAGATAGAGGAGGCGGAGCCGGTTGAGGAGTTCGAGGGCGCCAGGGTCTTCGCGGGTGGTAACAGTCATGACCGAACCTCTGGGAACGTCTGGAACTGAGAGAGATACCAATCTTCCCAACCCCGCTCATTGGACACGGTAGGGACCATCGAGATTCCTGTCTCCCAATGAATGAACGTAGTGCCGCGCCGATGCAGGATCCCGTCAGGATGACACCGACAGTCTGTGCAAATGTGGTTCCTCATCGTGTCTTCTTACGTTTGTGATAGGGGAGGTTCTTGGTGCCACCGCCGATACCTCGATGGCCTTTAGCCGCCTTAGACCCTCGTCTGGGTTCTTTCTTACCTGTCTTGCTACTTCTTCCGTGAGCCCACGCGTCCGCGATATCCGGATGGTTGGCCCACATGAACCGGCGTTGAGCTTCGGATTGGAAGGGCATTAGATAACCCCGAGAAGCTTGAGGATGAGGATGATGACCAGGGCGAGCACGGCGGCGATAAGTAGATCTCTCATCAGGGGGCCTTCGGGGGGAGGGCGGCGATGGTGGCCGCGACTGTCGCGATGGTCTGCTGGAGGGAGTTGGGGCAGAGATCCCAGTCCTGGCGGATTCCGTTTGAAGGGGTGTAGGAGATGTGCGCCCAACCGTTCGGCATCACGCCGGGGGGACCGGGGACGGTAGCTGTAACCCCATCCTGCTCATCACAAGTCCAAAGAGTTTCTACTGACGATGACATGATTATCCTTAGGTGAACGAGTAGTAGACAGTGATAGCGGCGGACGCGGTGATACCGATGTTGCCGGTACCGGCGAGAGCGATAACAGAAGGACCGTTCATGTCCAGGGGGATCCCGGTATCCCCTGTAATCCCCTTAAGAGTCAACCCTACGGTGGTATTGGTGACCGGGGGGACGATGATCACCCACGAAGCTCCAGCAGGAACCGCAACCGTTTGAAACCCTGGAGCACCAAAGACGAAACTCCCCGCCACGGAGATCGGGTTGAGCGCGGTGAGGGTGAGGTTGGCTATCGACAACCCACCTACAGGGTTGACGATGTTGTTGGAGGAGATTTGGAGCTGGGCGGCGGGCATTACAGGTGCCTCGATTCGTATTCCACATGCATACCGTTACGTTGACAAACCCACACCTGTTGATCCCCTCTCCAGGAAGAGATAGCCATCAGCCCTTTACACCCCCGGTAGCTGCATCTCTTCTGTTGCATTAGATGATGTATCCCCGGACGTTCACCGCGGCGTTGGTGCTTCCGGCCCCGAAAGAGGGGACGTTGACAACGATGTTGGTGTTGGGGGCGGACGCGGGGATGGGGGAAGAGAAATCGAGAGTGAGCGGTTGCACCCCGACTGTCGCGCCTGTAGGGATGGTGAGGTTGTAAGTGAGAGTCCCCCCGAGAGTCCCGGTGACAGTCACAACAATCACCGAGCCGGCCGTGGCACCAGCTCCGGTCACCTCGAACCCGGTGAGATAGACGGTGCGGTTGGGGGCGGAGGTGAGGGTGGCAGTGGTCGCGGTAGCAGCGACGTTGCCGGAGGAGTTGGTAAGGGCGTTCGCTATGAGGGGTTGGGAGTAGACTTGAGCGGGCATTAACTGTCCTTAAGTTTGGTGTGGTTGAGGTCGTAAGCTCCCTTAGCCCCCTCGTACAATCCCTCTTCTGTGACCCCCACTCGGTCTCTAGGATCCTTCGGGATGTAGTTGTGGTAGATCCCGGTGCGGATAGAGTTCCTCTCAGCCCCCCGTTTAAGTTCATCCTCGAAATGTTTCTGAGAGGTCACCACTTTCCCTACCGAGTTGTTGAAGTGAGGTTGGAAGGAGGAGTTGGGGTGGGGGGTGGAGAAGCCGAAGAGACGGTGGGGAGGGGAGCCACAGGAGGGGCAGTTGGGGGGCATCTTGGGAGGCCCGCCATGATTGAAGGTGGTGATGATCGAACCGCACGGCGCGCATCTATATTCGTAGTTAGGCATTGGTGAAGATTCCTTGTTCGTCCAGTTGGGTGAAGATGTCTAGGACGGGCTGGTCGGAGAGATAGTTGTTGGGGATGTAGGGGGGTTCGGTGTTGGAGGCGCGACACGCGATAGCAAGAGCCAGGACGGCGGATTCGTCCCCATCGGGATCAGCATTACCCATATCCACTCCCCCGCCCCAGTGGGAGTAGTCGCGGAGTTGCTGGTAGGTGTTGGGGTCATGGATCAGCAACCTCTCCTTGTTAAAGAGGTATTGGAGCCTCCCCACCGCCCACTTCTTCCGGTTGTAGTTCATCGACCAGCCGTAAGAGGTAGACTTCTTGCCGGGGGTCTTGTCGGCCCATGTGTGCAACCAGACAGAGGGGTAGTTGGCTTCGAGGACGGTGGACATCGTTTCCTGCCCCGACCCTTCCGCTTCAGGACAGATCATCGCCTCGTTGTAGTAGTAGCCCGCTTTAAGGATCTCGTCCCCGAACTCGTGAGGGTCCATCGGGTGAGAGAAGACAGCGACCTGCTCATTGGTGTCGCGGCGGATGATTTGGATGGAGCAGTCACCCCCGTAGATGGCCTCGTTGGCGGTAGCTCCCACAAAGTAGCGGTAGGGGGATCTGTCGCTAGTGGAGGGGGTTTTGAAGATCCTCCAGGGTCCCGACTTGTCGCGATGGAAAGAGATACCGCGAATACCTTGCTTCAAGTACCCCCTCATCCCTCCACTACATCGGCATTCAGAGTCGTGGTAGCAATCCCGCAGGCGGTAGTGGTTGAAGACGGGATGACCACTACTAATAAAGGCTTCTTCCGGGGACGCCGGATACTCCTGCATGAACTCCTGGAGATCCGCCACCTTGTTCTTCAGCATGTATCTCCGCCACTGAATCCGCATCATGGCATCGGAGACGTTGTTCTTGTTGATCTCCTTCAACAACCATCTCTCGTCAGCGTCCAGCTCAGAGCGGACAGTGAGGGTTGTTTTCCTCCGATATTCGGGATGCCTCCACCAGGGGAAGAACATCGGTTGATAGTCGGATTCCCCCGATACCGCATCGTTCCACATGTCGTAGAAGTAGTTACCAACCCCGTTAGCCGTACTCTCTACTACTAGAAAGGTGCCGTGTTCTTCAGGAAGGGATTGCTGGAGGCCTAGCATGAGTTTCTTCGGGTCCGGGTAGAAGGCCACCTCGCTAAGATGGATCGCATGGGCGGTATGACCCCGACCCGTAACCCTATTCCCCGCAGTGGCAATCTTGATCTGGGATTTTGTTTCCAGCCAGTGCATAGAGGACTTGGTGTCGGATTTGAGGTTGTAGAGGTTCGCGAAAGGCCACTGTTCCCAATAGACCTTTGTTTTGGCGAAGAGCTCTTCGGTGGTGTCGGATTCGTGGGCGAGAACGAGAGCGTGAGTGCCGGGATGGAGGAAAAGCCAGTTGAATAGGACGCCTTCGGTGATGGTGGAGAACCCCAACTGTCGCGCCTTAAGGATGATAATCCGCACCGGTTTATGGGCATTGTACTGGTCCTCTATAGCCTGGATGTAAGGGTCCTGAGCCCACGCGAACTCACCACCGATCAAATGCCGGGTCGGGTCGTAAGGGATCTTCATCTCCCTCAACTTCTTGTCCTGAATCGTCAAGTTCGATAAGAGGGGGCGAAGATTCAACATAGGAGGGTCCTGTAGGTACGTTCCGCATGGACGCGAAGAGCGCTTCGAGGCTGGCTTTCTGTTCGAGGACGGATGTTTGGGTTTCCTCACCGATAAGCCCGGCCGTTCTCCCCAGAACGATCTTGATGATCTCCATTTGTTTGGAGGGGTGGCCGTGGTCGAGGATGTGGTTGGCTTTCGCGTGAACCTTCCAGGCGAGGCGTCGAGCGGCTTCCGCGAGCTGTTGGTCTTCGGGAATGAATGAGCGCTGGCGGGTGATGCGGGTGATGGAGGGGACGGACTGGCCGGTGACCGCGGCGATGGTCTCGTTGGGGACCCCGGCCGCGCGGAGACGTAGGGCTATGTCCTCTAACGGGACCAGCTCACCACTCATGTTCCCGCTCCATAGGTTTGACGGTGATCTCCACCGGCCAGTCCGCCGATTCAAGGAGCCTGAGAACTACATCTCTACATTCCCAAGGGATCTCTATTTTGAGAGTACACATGCCGTCGCGCGCGAACTTGGCATCCGATTTAACGAAGCCGGAGAAGGAGTAGGAGGTGTCCGGGTCAGGTTCGGTGGGGAAGATACGGGTGACGTTGCTCACATCCCCACCACCTTTATCGCGATACCGAGATCGTGGCTCCCCTGGTTCCCAACGGAGTCAGGGATAACAGACGGAAATGACCCCCCGGACAGCCCTGGTACATCGATGTCGATACAGCCAACGGAGGCCGTTGAGCCCGCACCGGCTACAGTGAACTTACCGTAGGGGGAGAACACACCAGCTACACCCGTACCGGCAAGGGCGGTAGCGGCGGAGATGTCGTTATACCCTCCAAACAGAAACCACATGTTAGGTTGGATAGTTATTGGAGTGAAACTGGTAACGAGGAGCCGCCCTACACCTGTGCTAACACCGGAGCCAGCGGTGGCGAGAAGGGTGGCATAGTTGGTACCAGCCGCTAGCCCCGCGTATTTGAACGGCTGATTCTGGTTGCTGATGAGATAACAGGCTGCATATATGGTTCCACCTGTCGAGCCCACCGTAATGTCTAAGTCCCAACCGACAATCTGCAACCCGGTAGGCCCCGAGTAGTAGGGAACCATCGCTGCGATCCCGACCGACTTGGCGTTCGCGGCGAAGGATGAAGCGAGAGGGTTGGCGTAGAAGGCGAGTGCTCCCGATGAGGGGGAGACAGAGGGCGTGAACATCGGGTAGGGGTTGTTGGCGAAGAAGGAGATAGGTTCCCCGAAGGCCCCGTTAGGGTTTGGGATATAGCCAGCGGTCGCGTTGTTGTTGCCGGGTACGGGCATCTAATCCTCCTCAAACCCTTCTACCGTCTGTCCCGCTAACAGGGACTCGATGTCCGGCCATTCAAGGTCGGCGGGGTCGCGAAGGATCGGCTCCTCTGTCTCTGTAGGTTGCCCGTAAATATCTTCCGGCCTAACGGGCTCTAAGACGACCGTTGGTGTTACTAGCTGTTCGGTGATCTTTGCGAGCTGGCCGACAACGTTCTCGATGACCCCCATCTGCCGGTCGATTGTCGCCTGCTGCCCTTCGATCACCCTGACTATCGCGTCCCACTGCTGCATACCCTTCCCTTATTCGGGGTTAGTGGGCCGTGTCAAATGATTCAATAACGTATACAGGGGATATTGATTCCTATTTTGTTATTGGTTTCTTGCTACATGGCTTGATTTTCCCCGGCGAAGACTAAGGAC